AACCGCTGCAAAGGTTTATGCGCAAGATCGCGTTAAGCCACTAACAGGCGCTGAATATCTTTCAGCAAACATCAAGGCAGCAATGGGAGATGATGAGGCTCGCCGCATCGTTCGCGCTGCTGATGATTCAACATCAACAAACACCGGCCTCACACTAGCGCCGCATCTACAGACCTTCATCACCGATACGTTTTCTGGACGTCCGGCTTTTGATGCTGTAACACGTCAGGCACTTACAGAATCAGGCATGAGCTTCACAGTTCCACGCATGTATGTAAATGCAGGAACACCTAACACTGCTCCAACAGTGGCAGACACAAACGAGGGTGCAGCACCATCTGAAACAGGCATGACCTCTGGCTACGACACAGTAACAGTAAACAAGTTCGCAGGTTTGCAGCGAGTTAGCTGGGAACTCATCGACCGATCAAGTCCCGCATTTATGGACCTGATGATGGTTGAGTTAAGAAAATCTTACGAAAAGGCAACAGACGCAGCACTTATCGCTGAACTTATCTCATCTGGAACTGCAGCAACAAACGTTGCAACAACCGCAGCTGGTTTGCAGTCATTCATCGCAACCGAGGGTGCAGCAGCTTACAAGGGAACAGGTGGCGATTTCGCTAACAAGCTAGTCGCTTCAACTGACCAGTGGGCAGCTATCGCAGGTTACGCAGATACAACAGGCCGTGCGCTTTACTCAGCTCAGGGTGCAACTTACAACGCATCAGGCGTTGCAGTAGCATCGTCAGTTCGTGGAAACGTTCTAGGCACTGACCTAATCGTTGATCACAACATCACCGCATCAGGCATTTCAGACGATTCAGCGTTCTTAATTGCCCCAAGCAGCGTGTATGCGTGGGAATCGCCAACTACGCAACTCCGTGTTAATGTCTTAACATCAGGCGAGGTTGAAATTGCACTATACGGCTACCTAGCTCTATACGTTGCAAAGAGCGGTAAGGGCGTTCGCCGCTTCGCGGTTGCTTAATAGCACCAACAGTTAAATCCGAGAGGGGCAGTTAGCCCTACTGCCCCTCATCGGTCATAAGAGAGGAAAGAGATGAGTTTAGCAACAGTTAGCGAATTACGCTCAGCACTTGGCGTTGGCTCACTCTACCCAGATGCCACTTTACAACAAGTATGTGATGCAGCAGACGATGTCTTGCTGCCTATGCTTTGGGTCAATAACTATTACAACGTTGGCCATAGCAATACTACAAACACAGGCACCCTTTACTTCCAAGAAGAAGTTACAGAGATTTTTTACGTTGGCCAAACAGTCGTTATTACTGGCAACGGATCTAAGCATAATGGCAATAAGACCATTACGGCAGTAGGCACATATTCAATTACCTACGCGATTACAGGCAATAACAACACCGCAGCGCCTTATCACCCAGTCCAGCCTCTAGGCCAAGTAGCAGCAGACACTTACGTTGATTGGACACTAGACGCGGCAGTTCAAGAAGCTGCTTTAATGATAGCGGTTGATATTTGGCAAGCACGTCAGGTTTCATCTACTGGCGGTTCTTCACCAGACTTCACTCCATCTCCTTACAGAATGGGCAATAGCTTATTAGCTCGCGTTCGTGGCCTTATCGCTCACGCGCTCGACCCTAACTCAATGGTGGGCTGATGCCAACACCAGCGATAACTACACTTCGCACCACAATAGCAACTGCGCTTACAGATAACTCCAAATGGCAAACTTTCGCTTATCCACCTGCAACCACATTGCCTAACTCTGTGATTGTGGGTTGGGATAGCCCAATGCTTGAAATGCAAAATAATCAATACAATGCAATTAGCCCAATGGCTAACTTTAGAATTTTAATGACTGTGCCAATGCTAGATAATCAAGGTAACCTAGCAGGGCTAGAAGAAATCATCACAGGAGTTTTTAACGCGCTATCAGCTAGTTCGTTAAATGTAGCAGTTAATGAAGTATCAGAACCAAGCGTTATGGAATTGGCTTCTGGTGATTTATTGGCTGCTGAAATGTCCATCTCAATTCTCACATCATGGAGCTAACAATGGCAGATCTAGACGAGAACACGGCCTTTCTAATCAAGATCGGCCAAATACCAGCACCAGAAAAAGCAACACCAAAACCAGCCGCTAAGAAAGACGAGGAATAATAAATGGCTATTTTCCTAAACAACAAGGTAGGCGTTAAGGTAAATTCAGTTGATCTTAGCGACCACGTCACATCAGTGAGCCTTTCACGCTCATTTGACGAATTAGAAGTAACTGCAATGGGCGATACAGGTCACAAGTTCGTCAAGGGCTTGGAAGCATCATCAGTAACTATTGACTTCCTAAACGACACCGCAGCAGGTGAAGTTCTTGCAACTCTACAAGCTGCATGGGGAACCACAGTAGAAGTTAAGTTAATTCAAGATTCAGCATCAGCAGTTTCAGCAACAAACCCACTTTACACATTCAACGTGTTGGTAAATAACACAACAGACATCAACGGCGATGTAGCATCTGTCGGTATGCAGTCTGTAACTTGGAACGTGCAGGGTGCAACAACTGTTGCAACAACAGGCAGCTTCTAAATAGAAAGATAGGGCTATGGCAAAACTAAAGATAACCAGAACAGACGGAACTACAACAGAACACGAAATCACTCCAGCAGTGGAATACGCGTTCGAACAAACTAAGGGCAAAGGCTTCTTCAAGGCGCTACGCGATGACGAGAAGCAAGGCGATGTCTATTGGTTAGCTTGGGAATGTGTTAGACGTTCGGGTGAAACTGTTAAACCTTTCGGCATGGACTTTATTGAAACTTTAAAGTCAGTAGAGGTGCTAGAGAGCGAC